AACAGAAATTTAAAAACCCGCTAACAGGTCAGGAGGAAATTCTTTCACAAGCCGACATAATGACGTTGGCTGTAATCAATAAAGCGAGAAAAGGAGATGTTATTGCTTTCCGGGAACTCATGGATTCAGGGTTTGGAAAAAATAAAGAGATACAGGAAACAATGCTGTCTGTTACAACTCCTACGATAGTATTCAAGAATTTCGACAATGACAATGACACAGACGAATAGTGAAATAGAAATATCAGGTAAATTTAAGCCGTTGTTTAGATTGTTGAATAAAGATTTTAATCCTGAAATAGATACGGTTATAATGACAGGCGGTCGGTACTCATTAAAGAGTTCGACCGTTTCAATATTTAGTCTGCTTGGTATGGTCCAGTATAGATGGAATATCCTTTACACCCGATATACGAATATGTCAATAACTGATAGTGTTAAGCCTGAAGTATCAGACAAAATCGAAGTGTTAGGATACAAGGATATAATAACAGACACACAAAATCACATTGAGTGCAACGGGAACCGAATTGCGTTTAAGGGCATAAAGACAGGTTCATCCGTGCAGACAGCAAATCTAAAATCATTGTCAGGTTTTAATTGCTTCATAGTTGACGAAGCGGAAGAAATCCCTGACTACGAAACATTCAAAAAAGTATTCTATTCCATACGCTCGGAAACGAAGCGAAACCTAACAATACTAATCTTAAATCCAACAGTTAAAGACCATTGGATATTTCAGGAATTTTTTGACAAAAAAGGTTTGGAAGGCGGTGAGAATTGCGTGAAGGATAATGTAATGTATATTCATACCTCGTACCTTGACGCGGACCACAAACGTATGCCTAAAAACATACTTGCAGATTACAGGAGGTTGCAGGTCGAAAGTCCGGTGCAATATGATAACATAGTTTTAGGAGGATGGATACAGGAGCCGGAAGGCGTGTTGATACCGAGAAGCAAGATGAAATTTGAAAATATGCAGGATATTGAACCAATCTACTCATTTGCCGTTGGTGACCCGGCAGACACTGGAGGCGATAAATTTTCAATGCCGTTCATCCATGTTTTTGAAATTGATGGCAGGATAGTGTTTCATGTGAAGGATGTTATTCATTCGACGAAAGGAATTGAGGCTAATACAGAGCGTGTATTGGATAAGCTGCACAAATGGAGATGTTCAGATTTATTTTACGAAAGCAACGGTGTTGGGCTTGCTGCTGTTCTATTGATAAAGAACAGAATGAATGCCGGGCAAAAAATTCACGCATTCAATTCTACGATAAACAAGGAGGTTCGGATATTCAGTCATTTTGAGTTCGTTCAGAAATTTTTTGTCTTTGATGCTGACTTTGAAAGTAATCCAGAATACAAGGCATTTATTTCTGATGTGGCAAATTACCAAAAGGATGGGGACAATAAAAACAGAAAGGATGCTATCGATGTGTTATGTTCAGCAGCCAACATATTAAAGATTAAGTTCAAAAATCTACTGTACTAATTTCCAAGAATTTCATTCAGGTACATGATGCTGTCAACATCATGCTTTATTCCGAATTTTGTTGACAGTTCAAAATCTACAGGAATTTTTCTCGCCCGCATGTAGTCCTGTATCGCTTTTATATACGGCTCATAATTTTTACATGTTTCAGTTTCGACAAGAAGGCACTTCGGCATAATGATACGTGTATGTCCGGTCGGCAATAATCCCAATTTAATCAATCTGTGAACTGTTCGCACAGATTTTTTAGGGTGAAATTCTTCTTGGTACGTTTTGACTGAATAAATCATAGGTATAAAATTTTTGTCATTTGTATGACAAATATACATTGATATTTTGAAATAACAAATATATTTGCCTCAATTAATTAATTAAGAAAAAGTATTTTATGGCTTGGTCAGACTTTATACGTAAATTTCAGGTTCCGAATGTAAACATAATCGAGAATTCAAATGATTACGACACTGAGCGTGTTGGAACTATACAGATACCCGATACACTGAAGGATGACAATGCTTTTAACCTTGCCAACAGTGTATCGGAGATTTTCAATCCAATAGATTTTTTTGCAGACCGGGCAAGCAAGTTAAGATATTTCATTGCTGACAAAAACGGCAACGAATTAATGGGTAATGAATACAAGCGATTTATTGAAGAAATCAATCCGTTGTATACGTTTTCTGACTTGATTTATCAGGCTATTTTCTCCTACTTGGCAGATGGGAATTTATATCTGTATCAGAATGTGCCATCCATGTATGAGAGGGCAAACTCAAGGACAATAAGTCGCCTTGATGTCCTAAATCCAAATTTCGTTTCGATAGATGAATACACGAGTTTATCAAAGCTGGATGTTATCCGTGTGAATGATTTTATAAAACGCGTATATTATTATGAAGGGAAGCGCCGTGAGATTGACAAAGAGAAATTATTCATTTTCGGGTACGATTGGCAAACACGGGATTATTCGAGTTTCATTTGTCGAAGCCCGCTATTTAAATCCTATCGAAGCATTAACAACCTGTTAGCGACATATTCGGCTCGATATAATATATATGTTAACAACGGGGCAGCAGGATATTTGGCAAAGAAATCAAACCCAAAAAACGAACTCGAAGAAACGCTAAATCCTACGGATAGAGATGCAATTTTGAAAGACATTAATAACCGCAACGGGATTACAGGCAATCGTAACCTTTGGGGCATTTCGAGCGTTCCGATTGAGTTTATAAACACGCTGGCAGATATTCAGAGGTTAATGCCTTTCGAGGAGACGTTGGAGGATGCAATAAAGATTGCCGCTACTTATCAATTACCTGCTCAACTTGTACCTCGAAAAGACCAATCAACGTTTGACAATCAACGGGAAGCAGAGCGGAGTGTTTGGGAAAATGCACTTATGTCAGTAGTTGATACAATAGCATCGTATTTTACGAAGGCGTGGATGTTGGAAAATGGCGTTCACATAAAAGCTGATTATACAACTGTATCGGCGTTGAATGAAAATCAAATAGATGTTGAAATCTTAAAAACAGCAAAGATTGATAATTTACAAAAAATTAGAAATCTAAAACCTGATTTTGATGTAAACACAGAAATTGAAAAAATGTATGGAAAAAATTAAAGAAGAAGAACTAAAAGACAATCGTATTTGTCGGGCGTTAATTGAGCCACAGCCGGAGGGCGCAGACTACGATTTTATAGCAGTGGCAGTACCGGCAGAAAATGGACAGATAAACTACAACTGGCGGGATGATGAATATTACAATCAGGTGTTGCGTACATCTCCGGAGAATATAAACACAAGTCGGCTTGAAAGTGGGCTGCCGCTTTTCGACAATCATGTGTATGACAAATCAGCATTGAACACACTCGGCATTACGGCAGGTTATGAATTTACGGAGCGTGGTTTAGAAGTTAAATGCAAATTCGGTAACCGTGCTGATGTGGCACTTCGTAATGATGTAAAGGAAGGCATTGTTAAAACAGTATCGATTGAGGGAAGCATTCAGAAATATGAAGTTGAAAGGAAAGCAGGAGAATTGCCGATTTATTATGCCGTACTGTGGACGCCAGAAAGTTTGTCATTTGCTCCGGTTCCGAATGATATAGGAGCACAAATTGAGGTACAACGGGCAATTAAAAAGCAAATCAAAAAAGAAACAGAAACCGAAACAAAACCGGATAATTACAAAAATCTTATAAACAAATTTTAAACCGAAGAACAGAATGAAAAAAGAAGAATTTATGAAAATCGTTCGGAGCAAAGCAAAAGCCGACCTCTCGGAACAGGAAGCAGCAATGTTTGAAAGTATTGGCGATGGCATTGAAAGAGCCTTGCAAATGGAACAAGCTGAAAGAAACAAAGAAATTGAAAAACTGACAGGGATGTTGGGAGCGATGGAAGATGGCAAATCTTTATCTGACATTATCAGAACGTTGGGTGCAAAGATTGATGCTGTTGAAGCACAATCGAAACGCTCACTGTCAGCAGGTGAAAAGTTTCAACTTCGCAGAGCGCTGGAAGCTAAGAAAGACGAAATCATGCAGGTTATGCGTGGTGAAAAAGCAACCCCGTGGGGATTGGAATTCCGTGCAAAACGTGCTGCATCTGCATTGATGCAGACAACAACCGTTCTTACCGGAGCATCCGCAATCAATACCGACAACGTATTTGATGACATGGAAATTACCGTTATCAAATATCCGGTGAACTTTATCGGTGATGCTATTAACAGCCGTCAAGTTTCTGTTGTTCCAGCATCTTTGAAATGGAAAGAGCAAATAACAGCCGGAACAGGTGCAGTAGGCGTTATCGCTGAAGGCGTTGAGAAAACGCTTGTTGATTACAAGTTTACCTGGAAATATGCTTATCGTAAAAAATACGCTGGCAGAATTGAATTCACAGAGGAAACAGAAATCGACTTTGAACAACTTACTCTGGATATTATCGACATGTTCGAAACAGACGTACTTCGTGCATACAATGCCGGTCTTTTGGCTGACATCGTTGCATGGGCTCCCGCTTATGTTTCAACCGCACTTGACGGAACGCTGACAAAGCCGACTATACTGAACGTGGTAAATGCAGGTAAATTGGCCGTTGCGGTGAACAACTACAACGCTGACACACTGATTATCAATCCTGCCGATTATGCAGGTGTTCAGAATATGCAGAATGCAGACGGTGACCCGATATTTGTACCCGATGCAGCATTGTTTCCAGGACTTCGTGTTTTTGTTACAAACAATATTGCACAGGGAACTGTACTTGTTGGAGAAGGCAACATCGTAAAAGAACAGCACGGAGCATTCATACTTCGTTCCGGCATTTACGGAAATCAGTTTATCGAAAACGAAAAAACAATCGTTGGTGAATTGTACTCGGTAATAAAACTTCCGACCGAAAGTAAAAAAGGCTGGTGTAAACTCACAGTTGCTGACGTTCTTGCTGCTCTTGAAAAAGAATAGTTTCAAAAAGTAAATCACACACACACTTAAAAGGGTTGGTCAAACGACCGACCTTTTTTTTTATAGAAACATAAAACTACTATGCAAATTGAAAAATATACTGTTTATGAATTTCTACTTTTGCCCGAAGAAAAAAGGTCTGAAATGTCGGCAATCTATAATCTTGTAACATTCGAGGTGGACTGCAAGACATGGACATTTGAAGATGTGAAAGAAACACAGTATCAACTAAAGAAACAGATTGATTACAAGACGATGATTGAAATCGTTAACAGGCAAATTAAAAAAGATATTTTTGAACTTGATGCGCATGTTTTTTTCGGAACGTTCAACGGAATAGCCAAATCCATTTTGGAAATTACAGACATTGAAAACAATGCACTCGGACACACGCCAACAGGAAATGAGATTATAGCATCGGAAGAAGTTGGCGGGTTTGAAAGTTTCGGATATTTACCTGAGCTTGACCGGCTGGCAAATGGAGACATTTTGAAATATGACGCTATAAAGAAACAAAGTTGGTCAGATTGTTTCGCAAAATTGGCATACGAAAGCAGACAGAACAGGTATCAGAATAAAATGATGGAATTAATACACAAGAAAAATGATTGACATCGTAAATACACTAAAAGAGAAGGCAGAACTGAAAGAATGGATACCTGTAATCGGAGCTAAGAACATTCAGAGTTACAGCCTTTCACAAAAGGATTTGACAACAGGAAAATCGGCATTGATGATTGACCTTCCGACTTCTTCGGCTATTTTGTCAAATGGGAATTGGTCAGAACATGCCTATTCGATTGAATTGTTGTTGGTTCGTAAATTTGAGGAGTTCACCACATCGAGTGTGAAGGAAACAACGGAGCAAAAATACAACAACCGACTTTTTGAATTGCAGGAGGATTTAGACACGTTCCTGTATGAAGTCTTTCAGTGTGCCGGACTTACGAAAATAACAGCTATCAATTATTCATATGTGATGAACGTGTTTTCAAAATCCGTTGATGGTGTTCTATGTACCATAAAATTTGAGGGGTAAAAAAATGGAAGGCATACAGCTTATTCTGAACGATTGGTCCGAGCGAACAAAACAAGAGCTTATTGATAAATATCATTCGCTTGGTTTGAAAGCATCGGGGGCATTTGAGGATGGACTATCAACCGAAACAGACGAAAATAGCACTAAGATTTGGACTGTACCGCATACGTGGTACATGGTAAACGGCAGGGGTGCAAATTCAAAGCAATCGGAAGAGGATGTCAAAAAATGGGTCGGCTGGGCTGGCTCAACATTTCTAAAAAAATGGG